TTTTGCTTTGCCATTGGATCTTTATCCAAAACTTCCATTGCACTTGCAAAATAATCGTTTTTGGAACGGAAAGCCACTTTTGGAACAAAATCTTTGCTGTCCAAACCGCCTCGACTTGCTTGACCATAGAAAGGATTGTTTGCTTCCAAGTCCCTGTTGGCTTTAAACAAACTTCTAGCCTCATCCGCAACAGCCTTAATAGCGCCAACTTCATTGGCTAACGGCATTTGCTCAAGCTGATTGCGAACAACGCTCAAAGCATGAACTGTATTGCCATCTCCAGCTCTTTCGGCTTTTCTTGATTCTCTAGCAATTTGAGTTCTTAGGCTCTCAAAAAGATTCAGATTCATTTGCTTTGTGCCATCGGCATAAGCATCAATCCGCTTTATGTCGTAATTAACCTAATTGGAACTGTATTAACCTTTCCATTGGCCTTTATTTTGGCCCTTTTAAAAGAAGATAAAGAGGGATGGCTTGATAACGGCACAAAATGGGGAGTTGGCCCAAGATTGTTTAAATGGCTATCTTGGTTTCAAACTCCTGATAATTCATTAGATGGCGATCATGGCTGGGAAGAAAAGCATAGCCATTCTTGGTGGTCTAGGGTTCAATGGCTTTGGCGCAATCCTTTTTATGGGTTTGCGGTTAAATATTTACATGGAACAGATGGCATTAGCTATTCAGGAGATTTGCATTGTGATGAAAGCCATCCTGGGCATTTATTGGTCAAAGGCCAAGGCTTGTTTCAGTATGTTCTTTTTAAGCCTATGTTTGGCAAAACCCTGTATTTAAACTTAGGCTGGAACATTAGAGCTTTAGTTGATCCTCAATATGTAAATGATCCAAATAACGCTGCCTTTATTGCAGACTATCCAGCTACTTTTGCATTCTCTCCAAGGATTGTCTAATGTTTGGAATTAACATTTACGCCATTTATGCAATAGTTGTAGTTACGCTATTTTGCGGTGGATTTGTTAACGGCTGCTCCTATCAGCAAAGCAAGCAAGAAAAGGTCATTCGAGATAAAGAACATCAATATCAAGCTGATGCGGACAAAATAAGGAAAGACAAAGATGCTCAAATCAAAGTTATTAATACTCAGCTCGTTGATGCTGTTAGCGAGTTGCGTAAGCGCACCAGTCGTGCCTCAGAAACCAGCAATGGACAAAGTTGCAACGGATCAGCCCTTTTTGCCGAGGATGCGGAATTTCTTGTCAGGGAAGCTGCCAGAGCAGACGAAATAAGGATTGGCTTACAAGCCTGTTATAAACAATATGAATCAATCAAATGATTATTACTGGGTCTTAGGATGCCCAGGTGGAAGCCCTAAATAATGGCTGAGTTAGAGCAAGGAAACGCCAAAGAAACGCTATTGGGCGTTTTAAATTACATTGACAGCCCTTTTAAATTGGGAGTTGTTGTTCTTTTGGCTGTATTGGCTTTTAGTGGTTACTTTGTTTATGCCAATCAATCATTTTTATTGGCTGCTTACGATAAAAATAAAGCGCTTCCAAAAATTGATGTATCAAAATCCGATGATGTTGCAAAATTGCTTATAAAAGAAGCAAACGCAGACATTGTGGCTATATTTGAGGTAGATATTATGCTTGGCACAAGAACCTTGGTAAGAGCTTATACCAAAGAGGGCCGAGATAAATCCCATGATGGACTAGATGTTGGAATGCTATCCGCTAATGCCGACAATAACGCAGACCTTTTGAGTTTGTATGGCGGTCAAATCCCATGCGGAAGTTATACAAGAGCGCAATCTATTATTGGCCTTTGGTATATACAGCAAGGAGCTGCATTTTTATGCCGATCTAGTATGCCAACAACTCCAGGGCTATTCGCTGGACAGCTAACAGTAGGATGGAAAACGCCTCCTGAAAATATTACCAAAATGCAGGACATGATGGCTATTGCCTCAAATATGATGATAAGGAAACCATGAATTTAGAGCAGCTTAAAGCACTTGGAATTGATTCCAAATGGCTTGATCCTTTAAATGATACTTTTGCCAAATATGGCATAGATACGCCAACTCGCCAGGCAGCCTTTATTGGTCAATGCCAGCATGAATCTAATAATTTCAAAGTTCTTCAGGAAAACCTGAATTACAGCGCAAAAGGTCTTATGGCAACATGGCCCAGCCGTTTCCCTGATATGGATACAGCAGAGAGATATGAGCATCAGCCTGAAAAGATAGCAAACAAAGTCTATGGCGGTAGAGCTGATCTTGGAAACACAGAAGATGGCGATGGATGGCGCTTTTCTGGAAAAGGCGTTATACAGCTCACAGGCCGTTCAAATTTCACAGTATGTGGATTGGCATTAGGCAGACCATTTGCGGATCATCCTGAGCTTCTCCTAGAGCCAGAGAATGCAGCTTTATCTGCTGGATGGTTCTGGAACAAGAAAAACTTAAATTCTTTGGCTGATGCAGAGGATTGGAATACCATGACAAAGCGCATTAATGGCGGTTTAAATGGTTTAGACGATAGAATTAACAAAATCCATAAAGCTATGGATATTTTAGGAGCTTAAAAATGGCAGATAAATTTTATAAAGAAACCAAAGCGCATGAAAAGCGTGAGGAAAAAGAAGTTATTTCTTTGCGTAATGGCGTTTATGAGCTAAAACAGGCCCTAAAAAAGCATGAGAAAGAGCCTATGGATAAGGCTCATCCCAAGTCTAAATAAGCTGTATTACTGGCTTTTTGGATTCAGCGTGGTCAAGAGCTGCTTGCCATGCCATAACCCAAAGAGTTAATGCGGTGCTGCCTTCATAAAAGAAATCAGGAAAACGCTGAAAGAATATTTCCTCGCAGTCGTTTTCAGGCACTTTCATTTCACCAGCAAACGGAATGCCTTCTGATTTCATCTGATCCTCGCTACTTTTGCTTTGCGTAAAACTTGTTCATATTGCTCTTTGGCAGCATCATCAAGTTGGCGCATAGGCAGATTTTGAAAATACTTCCATTTATCTTTGTATTCTTGAAGCTCTGATGGCGGTGTCCAGCCATTTAATCTCCAGCGCAAAGTAATATCAGTTCCAGCTTTAGTCCAAATATGTTCGTTAGACATTTGTGATCTCGCTTTCTTTAATAAATAAATCAGCCATTCGGAATGCCCTTTCTATTGCCTGGGTATCCCAATCTTTTTCAACTGTTATTTCAAACTTCCAATCGTTATTAATCATTAGCCGTAAAAGGCTAAAGGCTAGTTTTTCTCTATTCATAAGATTAAAAACAAGTTGTGTTGCAATTGCCGTTGTAGCAACAAGTGGTGCAAGTTACAAATTTTCCGCCATAAGTTACTGTGCTTGTTGAGCAATTGGCATAAACCAAAGTTGCTGCCATTGCTAACCAAATTCCTAGTGCGATCTTTTTCATGTTAATTCTCCTTAAAATGGAATATCTGATTCAATATCTGCTAAATCTGCTGCTGGAGCTGCCTCTGCTGGTTTAGCTGGCTTATCCTCTGGAGGGTTCAAATAGGCCCAAATAGCGCCTTCTTTCATTCCCAGCAATGGAATTAATTCCAACTTAATCATTAAATCGCCTTTTTGGGTTTCAGTAACGATTCCAATTGTTTGATAGCGTTTTTTACTTTGCCCAGTTGCATCTGTGTATTCGGACACAGGCGCTTTTACATACCATTTGATAGCCATTTTTATTCCTCTGTTGAGTTAATTGTTAAAGCACAATTGCCTAATATTCCAATATCTTTAGCGCCTACATAGGCTTTAGCCTGTTGCTCTAAAAATCTTTTGAAATCTTCCGCTTCTATTTTGTTGGTGTTATACCCTGCAATATTGCAAGTAAACGCCAGTTTCACTTCTTTTAACATCACTTTCCTTTCATTAATTGCACTTCAACTTCAACTTCACTTAAAAACTTGTTAACTTCAACAAGCATTTCATCAATAAAAACCTGATCCCTTGGAACTCGTTTAATAAAGAGCTGGCTTCTTTCTGGCATTCTTGGGTCATAGGATACAAAGTCGCACCATTGACGGCCTGTAACAGCCATTTGAGCTTGCATTTGGATAAAGTATTTAGTGGGCGGAGCATCTGCCTTGATATAGCCCCAATGTGTTGCGCTATTCGGACACTTGATCTCAACAAGTCCATCCGTATTTACCAAACCATCAGGAGAGCAGCCGAACCAAGAAATTGTTGGATGATCCACAAAAGCGATCTGATCCACAAAGTTTCCTGATTTCACTTCATACGCAACCCTGGCGCTGGCCTCTTGTTCTTTTCCCCATTCAATAGCTGCATTGGAGTAAGATTCCTGAATGGAGTTGGTAACTCGCTGGATAGCCAATTCAATCAGGTAGTTCTGCCTAGAAGCTGATACGCCTGTTTTGGTTTTGGCGAGTATGTCGGCAACCCTAGAAGCCGTAACTTTGCCCAGTCTAAGCTGATGCCAAGCCTCAGTTCCCTGCTCCACAGCAGCAATTCGATCTTCAGTTGTGAATGTAGTCATAGATCCAGCCAAATATAAATAAGAATTAAAGCGGTTATAAGCCAGCAAATAGCGCCAGTAATGATTAAGGCCCAAACGATAAAAGTAATCATTTCCGAGCCTCCTTTTCTTTTCTAAGAATTTCATCAAACATGGCTTTAAGCTCCCAATTGTGCTTTTTTGGCATCTTTGGCAGAGGCGATCTTAGCAACTGCTGATTTGTCTTTTGACAGTTGGTGGTAGGCGTTACCATAAATAACTTTGAGTTCATCAATATTCTCCGCTTTATCAATCGCCAAGCACCAAATGTCAGCTTGATCTCTTAAATCAACTTCAGGCTCATCAGGCAAATCTTCCCCAGCATAGATATACAAACCAATACCAAACAAGCTGATGCACTTTGTTAAGCAGCGCATCATGGCTGTATTTACATCCATTGCATTAGGATTGGGAATGGCTTTGTTTGTGTTGTTTAGGACAGGCATTTGGCAAGTCATAGATTTACCAAAAGCATTTACTGTGCAAAAAACCATTACAGATTCATTGAAATAAACAGGATCTCCAAAAGTCCAAGTTGCTGATGGATCATTTTGGAGTAGCTGGTCAACGGCCCAAG